GTGTGGTCCTTATAGCCGGATACCGACAGAGTGGGTATCTTGATTGTTTTTCCGCCTCTGAGCTGTATGTCAGAGTTTGAGTGATAGAGAGCGTCAGCCTTTGACTCCTGACCGTAAAGCTCTCTGAGCTGATTGGTATACTGTTCAGCATAGTTGATTGTGTTTGACATTTTTACACCTTACCTTTCTTACTTCTTTTTCTTGATACCGAATGCGTTATCAAGTCTGCTGTTGTCGGGCTTTTCTTCCTTGTCGGAACTGCCTGCTCCGACCTTGAATCCGCCCTGCTTCTTGCTGTCGCCCACGTCAGCCTTCATATCGGGATATTTCTTGACTACCGCCGACAGTGCCGAGTTGATGTCCTCGCTTTTGCCGGACTTGACGTAGCTTTCGGCAATAGCCACAGCATCGTCCATACAATCGGGCTTTACACCGAGCGACATTGCGGCTATCTGTGTTTTCAGCCTTAAAATCTCCTCGTCCTTTGCATCGGGAACGGCAGGAGCTTCGGGGGCAGGCTCAGATTCGGGCTTATCCGCCTTTTCTTCGGGCTTATCGTCCTTCTTGTCCTCTGCCTTGCTCTCATCGGGCTTCTCTGCCATGCCGTTATCGTCCGTCTGCTTGTTTTCGGCGGGCTTCTCTTCGGGCTTGGGCTCGTCCTTCTGCTCCGCTGCGGGAGCGAGCTTATTCTCCTCTTCGGGAGTTTTCTTTTCGGGTTCCATTGCTTTTCCTCGCTTTCTTGAATTTTTTGTATGAAAAAAGCACCCGGTAAGGTGCTTCATTCCGATATATTACCAACAGGCTTCTTGCGGTATTTCCTTGTAGTCATAGCAACCACCTATTACAATTCAATGCACTCGATAGCTGCTCTTACCTCAAGACTTGCGATATATTCGCTCATTGCTTTAACCTGAAAAGCATAAGCGGCTTTCGGACAAGTGGGTGTAAAATCAAGTTCGCCCTTATCCCACTTTTCAAGCATTGTCTGCAACTTTTTGAAACGAATTACAAGCTGATAATATTCGGCCTTAAACCGCTCCTTGTAGTCAGCACTTGCCATAAGTGCAACCGTGTCTTTAAGTTCCATTGTAGTTCTTCCTTTCTGTTTTTGGGTATAAAAATACCGCTCCAAAAGGGGCGGTAAAATTATTAAGTTTGGTTCTGATCTGCGCCGAACTTCACAAAAAACGGCTGTTTTTGCAAAGTTTGTGTTCAAGTCAAGTGCAACCAATTGCACACGGGTATAAGAAAACCGCTCACTGCTGTGGGCGGTTTAGCCTATAAATTTTCTCATGTATTCTTTGTAATATTCTGCGTATTCCTTGACAACACGCCGCTCTATCTCTTTTGGAGTGTTTTCTTTGAAATAAATTATATAGTCGTCGGTTTCATGTATCGTCCCCGCCCCCATAGCTCTATTAAAGCCTTTAGGGAAAATCGCAAAATAACCTTTTGCATAAGAAAAGCGGTCATTAACTTCATACATCTAACTCAACTCCTTTATAAAATATTCAATAATAGATTTAGCAATTGGCATTTTATCAGAGCCATAATAGTAATTGCCAAAGCTTTGAGCAATCAACTCATTTGGCATTACAGCCATACTACCCAACTGCTTTGCACATTCATCAAAAATTGCTTCTGGCGTTTCGAAGCTATCATCAAATGCGGCTTCGTAAATTTCTATGCAAATTTCATTAAGTTTTTTATTGAGCAGAATATTTTGTTCCGCTGATATAGGCTTGCCGTATTCTAACCCTGCTCGCTTAAAAGCAAGTATTTTATGAATTGCGTGACCTAACTCATGACAAGCAAGACTGCCAACATTATCTGTCTGATAACTTACTTTATTTTTGTAATCGTCCGATAACTTTTGGCGTAAAAGTGAATAATCAGAGCAATACTGCTTAGATAATTTTATTACGTTAATTGCACTGTTGTTTCTGAGTCCGTTTACACCAAGGGCATCATACAAATCATCATATTCTATAGGCTCAACCTGATCTTTAATAACAGGGAAATCCTCAGCTACTTTTTCAACAGCCTTATTGACATCACTAATAACTTCTTCGGGAATATTAGATTTCCGTTCAGTTTTAATTATATCAGAATTTGGATATTTGTCAACACCCTCGCTCATAATCTTTTTAGCTTTTGGACTATCCTGCATCACTTCCGGTAACTGCGGTGTTGTGTTCTCGGGCAGTTTACTCATAGGTGCTTCTTCCGTTCTCGGAGCTGTCTGCTTCGGCTCACCCTTACCGCTGTAGATCTTCTCTCTTGAATAATCTCTGCGGAGAACATCGTCATGCTCTTTGATAAATTCTCTGAGCTTGCCTTGTTCCTCTCGGAGCTTACGCTTATACTCCTTGACCTTCTTCTCGTCCTGCGTGCCCTCAACCTTGCGTTTGAGCGCTCTTATCTTGCGCTCCATAGCCCGTTGCTTTTCTTCAAGCTCTCGCTGTTCCCGTATCTTCTCGGCAGGAATCGGCTGAGGTATCTTTGTAAGCCCCTCTATGTACTGCCCCATAGTATGACGGCAGTTAGGGTGGAACAGCCCGCCTCGGATTGCCACAGACAACAGCATAAACCACTTGTCACAGTAGTTTGACTTGCCGAAGTCGCCGCTTCTCGCACCGTTCCATATCGTGAATACATCATCAATGTAAACCTTGCCCTGATACGGCTCGCAGGTTTCTGAGCAGCCTCCGTACTGCGATATAAGCACAGTGTCATATCCAAGCTCCGCAAAGCGTTTAGCCGCACCCTGCAATGTTGCCCTTGTGGACGTTGTGCGCAGTGCCATACGCACATAATCGGCAATATTAACTCGCCTGCCGTCAGCGTATACAATGCAGTTTATGCCCTTGTCGAGAAAGTCCCTTGTTGCAAGGTCGATTGCTTCATTAAGCGTAATTGAGCCTGTGCCCATCATAAGCTGTACCTTGTTCAGCGTTGTGCGGTAAACATCGTCCATATTACGCACAGCGGCGGTAAGGGCGGTCTTTTCAAGCGTTGTTACGTCTTCCATCAGCTTATCCATCTTCGGCTTATTGACCCCGAAAAAGTGATCATCGGGTATAGCTGTCGGCGCTTCGGGCGGCTGAGGCTGTGCCGGAACATCGGGAACATTGACGCCGCTTTCCGAAACATCAATGACCAACTGCTCCGCTGTATGCTCTCCCTCGTGAAACTGATCCGTCATAAGCTGTCGGGTTTCATCGTCAATAACATCTACATATTTGTCCGCTATCTGAGCGTTCTCCTTGCGGAAATTGTCAATGTTATTGAGCTTTTCAGCCTGCCACGCAGACCATTCAAAACCTTCTTTTTCTTCTTCGGCTTTGTGCCGTGAAAGATTGCGTTTCAGCGAAGCAATGAGCCTTAGCTCTATCTCTTCAAATATCTTTGCAATATCTCTGAAACTAAGCAAGCTCATCACCTACCGCAGATGTCGCACCATCGGCAAGCCCCTTTTCCTGCATTATACGCTTGACTTCACCGGCTTTCCATTCGTCCTCTTTTGATGATCCCCACAGCTCCTCGACCTGCGTTTCGACCGACATAATGCCGTAGGTGCTTGCCTTGCCGACCGTTTCGACACGGCTGTCAAAGTCGGGTGCACCATATTCGCCAAAATCAACGCTTACCTCGTATTCTTCCGGGGCTTTTCCCTGCATATTGTCGTATGTCTTTAATACAGCCGACACAAGCTCAGGCAGAGCCTTTTCAAGCGCTGTCGTTATTGTGTTCCGGGTGTTGCCCGTAACGTCCTTCTTCTCTCGCTGAGCGTCCGCACTTGACATCTTGCCGACATCAATACCGAGTGTTGCAGGCGATACAAGTCCTTGCAGGCACATCAGCAGGCAGTTTGTATACGATGATACAAATGCGTCATACTTGATGTCGGGCTGGACTACCTCAATCTTCGGGGTAACGCCCTCCTGCAACGGCTGACTTATCGTGATGTAATTGTTGCCGAACTGGTTGAGCTTTCCGACCGAGCCGTTCTCGGCATTGCGTGGTATCATATTATCGGGTATGTACTGCTTCACACGTCCCATTCTGATTGCGTCCCACCACTGTGAGATAACCTCGTCCAGAGCGTCAAAACAATCGGATTTACCGCCGTCGAATATACTCTTGCCCCTGCCCGGATATTTCTTAGAAGCGTAAAACTTCAGCGGTACAGCCATTATATAATTCCCGG